CCTTTAGCCATACCGCCGCCACACATAGCTTTGATGTGGTCAGCATGTTTTTTGTGCCCAGCAGCATGTTTACCATAGTGGTCGCTATGATGTACGTGACCGCCATCTTCGTGCTTAGAAATGAAGTCGTCATGATGGACCATGTCTGGGCCTTTCATTGGTTCCATTTGTTCTTTTACCATTTTCATTTAAATCTCCTTAACAATAAGTACCACGAGTTTTACCTCGTTGGGCAATGCCATCTGCACGACTAGAAGCTGAAGATATTTTACCGCCTTTAGCTTTCTTAACTGGTTCCTGTGGGGCTGGAGCTGGTTTGCCGCCTAAAACAATGGCTAGCTTAGACCCAGAAGTAGCAGCTTTATCGAGGTTTTGTTGCCCCTCTTTATTCTGCTTCTCAGTACCAATAAGGTTATCTTTAATGTCGTCTAGTATGCTCATGATTAGCAGAATCTTCCGCGTGTCTTACCACGTTGCTCAATACCGCCGCCACGAGCCATCTTTTTAACGCCGCCACCTTTTTTATAGGTATCGCCCATTGGGTTCATGTTACCCATAGCTTTGGTCATTACGTTTGACTTTGGTTTAGACTTTATGCGTGGTTTAGTTGGGGTTGGAACTTGCTGATCCATATTACCGCTAGCCAAAGCAGCCATTGCGCGGGCGCGAGTATCGTCTTTGATAGCAGCGTTTTGACCCTGCATAGTTTGTGTTTCTACTGGAGTATCAACATCGCCACCTTCGTCGTAGCGTTTTACTTTACCGCCTTTAGCCATCTTAACAGTCTTAGGGGCAACAGTTTTGCCAGAGTCACCAAGGTTTTTACCTTTAGTGTGGCCTTTTTTCTGGACAGCAGATTCACCAAACTTGCGTAATTTATTAGAGCCAGCTTCTACGTCTTTAGACATACTACGTGGACCCATAGACTCTTTAGCCATACCACCTTTAGCCATTTTTTTCATAGCCATACCACCTTTTTTAAGTTTAGACAAATCAGTACCTGGGCCAGATTTGTGCTCTTGTTTATCATGCATTCTAAATGCTTTCTTAACAATGGCTTTATCTTGTTTAATGTCAGCCTTCATATTTTCTTTCATCATTCCACCTTTGTTAAATTTTTTACCTTTATCGGCAGCTACAAAATCTTTGCCTACTGACTGCGGTACTCCTACTTTCTTAGCCATCTTAGGGTTATGAGCTACCATTTCCATAAAACGGTGTTGTTTGCTAGAAGTACTTGGCATTATTTACATTTCCATCTAGCTAAACTAGCTGCCTTACGAGTAGGACGACCCTTCTCATCTTTCATTGGACCAGGCATTCCTGACATTCTTGCACAAAACGATTTTTTACGTGGACCACCTTCTGGTTGAGGTGCTTTTAAATGCGAACCAGTAGCTGCATTATATTTAGCACGACCTTTAGCGGTAAGACCAGCACCTTTAGACGCAGGTAACTTTTCTCCACGACCAACTGCGAGTGAAACACCTTTTTTCTTAGGCATTATTTACTCCAAAACCCTTGAAACAAGTTAGCAATAATAGCGCCAATTAAAGCAGCTGCACCACCTACGCCTAACAATAATCTCCAACCACCATGAGCTTCAGCCAATGTTTTTTGAATAGCTTGGATAGCGGTCTTGATTTCTTTCATTTCTTCGACCATTTTATCCATATCGCTTTGCAGGTGTGAGATATCGTTCGCGTGGGTAGCTAGTTCTCTTGCAGTAGAAATAAGATCAATTTCACTCATGATTAGCCATAACAAATAGTGCAGGAGTTAGCGTTTGTTAAAGTAGCATAAATACCGTTTTGGGCCAAAATACCTTCGCCCGGCAATAATACAGGAACAGCTACTACGTTGGCTCCAAAATCAAACTGCCACAAAATATTACCAGAAGCTGCAGAAGCATTATCGTAAAGGATAACCGTACCAGCAGTACCATTACTATTAAATGTAATTTGTTTTAAACGACAACGACCTGACACTAACACTGCAGACGCATTAGTGTGTGCGCTTTTTACATCGGTTTGCATCATAATTAATCTCCTAAAGATTTAAAAAGGAGGCGGGGTTAACCACCCCCTAGCAGATTAATTAATCAAAGTTACCGTATGGGTATGTTGTAGCATTACCAATGTTGTAGTCGGCTTGTGTATAACGCAAAGTAATATTTACTTGACCTGCGTTAACTGAAGTCAAACCAGTTGCTGTCAATGCCAAAGTTACTACTACTTGGCTAAACCATGTAGGCTGTTGACCAGGTTGTACGTTCTGAACATCTTGCAATGTACCATTAGCATTGTCTAACTGAGTTGATGTATAAGTAGCGTATGTACGACCAGCAGCTGTAATAGCAGCAGAAGTGCCATAAACACCAGTAGTAGTAGTAAAAGCGTTAGAGATGTATGGTTGGATTGAAGTTACAGCGTGTGTACCATCAGTTGGAGTAGTGCCTTGCTCAATGATTACATCAATTAAGTTTGAACCGTATGGGAGCAAGAATACTGCACCGCGGTAGTTAGTACCAGTAGCATCAGCAGTAGGAGCAGCAGCAACAGTTGGGCCAGAAGTGCTATAAGCACCAGCTTGTGGGGTCCAAATAGTACCAATGTTGTTAGGGATATTGTTTGAGCTAACAAATACGCCAGATGCGCCGCCGTAGTTAGTTGTGCCTGGAGTTGTTACAGCAAAGTCCAAAAATGCGTTTTGAACTAATTCTGCCGTACCAACGCAGCGTTGTGGACCCATACGCTGTTCACCAGCTAAAATTGGGCCTGAAAATGTAGAACGTGCCATGATAAGATTCCTTATGCAAAAGTTCCCGTACCAATCATTGCATTGTCTGCTGGGGCAGTCCGGTACAGGTAATCACCCAGATACGCCTAGTTTACACTAATTATTCTTTTGTGTGTAATCATTTTTATGTAAAATGGGTGGTATTAGATAAATAAATGGGGTGGGTATGAGTGCTTGGCTTATCATAGTTACGGGGCTAATTTACGCCTACATATCAGTAGAGCAAGGGTCTAAAGGTAACTGGGCTATGTCTATGGTGTACGCAGGGTACGCTTTCTCTAACGTAGGTCTATATTTAATGGCAACAAAATGACAACTATTGTGGGTGATTGGGGTAGAAAGTTACTAGTAGCTGATAGCCAGTTTACCGATAGCGACTCTGGCATCAAATATTTTGAAGATAAAATTTTTCCAATTGATGGTGGCTGGTTAGGCGTTGCTGGCAACTATGTCGATGCGGAAAAAGTTTTAGACTACCTTAGCAAGAAAACTAAAACTAAACCTAAACTTAAATCAGATAGCTCGTTTTTAAAACTGACTAAAGAAGGCTTGTTTTCTTGCGGAGATGATTTAGAATGGGAAAGAGTACGAACTTTTATGGCTATTGGCAGTGGTTCAATGGCTGCAGAAGTGTGTATGCGTATGGGGTTACATCCCCATGAGGCAGTTAGTTGGGCTTGTAATGTAGATGTAAATAGTCACGAACCAATCAAAACATACTCCTTAGACGATAAAGATGCCATATAAAGACCCTATAGTACGTAAAGAAAAACATAAAGAATATAGTCGTAAGCACTATGAAAAAACATTAGAAGCAACAAGAGCTAGGACTGAAAGGTCTTCTAGGACTGGCAAAGAAAAATGGGATGCATTTAAAGATACACTTAAATGTGCAAGATGCGATGAGAAGCATATAGCTACCCTAGACTTCCACCATATAGATCCAGCCGATAAAGAGTACACAGTAAGTAAGCTAATCAGTAACAAAATGTTTACTAAAGCTTACAAAGAGATTAAAAAGTGCATTGTGCTATGCGCAAACTGCCACAGAAAACACCATTATGAAGAGCAGAAAAAGCAAAGCCCCGCCTTGTGAGCGGGGCCTGCACCAAGTAGTCGAAACCGCTTGGGGGGTTAGTTCTTAATAAGAACCGTAGATTCCTAGTGGATCAGACCAACCGAAGCTGTAACGCTCACGAGACTTGTAACGAACGTTACCTGTATCGAAATCACCGTCCATAGAATTCTGGAGTGGTGTGCGCTCGAAGTGCTTCAAACCATTAGGTACATCAGTTGTCAAGAACCAAGCATTGGTAGCGGTCAAGAAGTGGTTAATTGTGTAACCTTCTGGAACAGAACCGTTGTTCTTAATTGCATTGATGTCGTTGTTGTTTGTGCCAACGCGCAATTCAGTTTCGAGCAAACGAGTTGCAACGAATTGGAGTGCAGGTGGAACAACTAACTTACGTGGTTTAGCAGCGATCAAGAGGCCGCGCTCATCTGTCCAAGCAGCGATTTGAATAACAGCATTTTCCAACGCAGTTTCGTTCAAGTCAGCAGGAGTAGATGGAGTGTTGGCGTTTGAGCCACCGTTTACCAATGGGTGTGCGCTATTGAGTAATGATACGCCATCGCCACCGGTATAAGCAGCAGAGAAAGCGTTGTTCAATACAGCAGCAGCTTTAACCTGTTTGGTATAAGCCATAGCACGAGCCAAGCCTTTGGTGTAACGAGCGGATAACGAGTCATACAAGTTATCTTCGATAGCTTCTTCAGTCAAGCTGAAGCCCAAAGCGATTGTTTCGTGGTTGTAACGTGCAGTCCATGCTTCTTGCGCGTTGTCGTAAGCGATTGCAGAACCTTCGCCCTTGACTGGTGCAGCGCTAAAGCCGGACAGTTTTGTTTCTTCTTCAAAAGAACGCTCAGAAGTCTCAGTTTCGTAGATCTCTTTGTGTTCTTCACCATAGCGAGCGTACTCTAATCCGAACAATGCATTCAGTCCAGGGAGCAACTCTTTCAGTAGTTGTGCGCGTGAAATAGCCATTTATAGCTCCTTAATTAAAGTGTAGCTGCAGAAGCAGTGTTGTTGTAGTACTCGTGGTTACCGAAGTTGAACTTAATCAATACTTCTGGATACTGAGTAAACACCAATGTGCTTGATGCAGGGATTGTCATGGTTGTAGATGCAGTGCCTGTTGGGCTGTTAACTGTTACAGGAGCGCTGTTCAAAACAACTGAAGTAGCACCAGCAGTAGCAGCTGTAGAAACCCAAGAACCTGTACCAACATATTGACCGTTAGCAGCAATGTAACCTACTTCTGTACCAACTGGCAAAGCTACAGGAATAGCAGCGCAAGTAATAGTAGCAGTAGAAATGCTGGTGAAGGTAGATGTTGAAGAGGTAGCTGAATCACGAGCCAAGTCAACGATACGGAAAGGCAATGTGCCAGTATTAGCAGCAGAAGAAGCTAATACAGCATTGTATGAATCACCGTTGTTGATAGAACCAGTTAAGTCAGAGCCAGCAATGTTCAAACCGATCATTGAAGTCGCAGCAGAACCAATAGTGGTACCGCCTTGAGATGTAACGACAGCAGATTTGAAAATTGTGTCAGGATCGTCAGTCACGATAGCAACTGCGTCACCAGCTAAAGTATTTGCAGGCCAGTATTGGCTGAAAGTCTTTTGCTTAGTAACTGGGTTGGTGAAAGAACAACCTAAAAATACGCCTACAATTCCGTTACCAGCTGCACCAGTGGTAGAAGTACCACCAGTAGTTACAACTGTGCGTGTTACGAAACCGCGAGCAATACCTACTACGTCGCCATAAAAAATATTAGTGCCAAAGCCGTACTGGATCGGAATGTTGCGTGTCGAACCAGAGAAAACTTGACCACCAATAAGATTTAAAGGCTTAAACCCGTATGGACCGGGTACTGTTGGATATGCCATTTGAAATCTCCTAAAATTTATTTACCTTTGCCAAAGCTGGACGAAGATCTACTTTCTTTAAAAATAGGCATCCGTGCATCGCTTTGACGCATTAAATTATTATCTACAGCCTCAGTCTGTTTCTGTGTCATTTCAGCATAATAAGCTTGCTGTTGTTCTACAAATTCAGTTGGGGTTTTGCAAAGTAATAACCCGCCAATCTCGATATTGTCCTTAAAGCGACCATCTGGATCAACTAACAGTTTAAATTTGGGTTGTTCTTCGATTCTTACTGGTTCCCAGCCTTCTCTCAATTTTGATGAAAGATTACGGGGATCAGCTTGATTTAACATCGAAACACGAATCCAACGGTACGAATATCCAGCCTCTTTGTCCGGCTCAGGGAGAAGCTCTGGTGGGCGCCACTGCTTAGGACGCTCAGTAAGTTCTCGGGTATCAATTTCACGACTTAATTTATTACTAGCCATTTTAGGCCTCCACTTTCAAAAGTTCACGGACGTATTGCTCTGGGGTTAAACCTAGTCTCTTTGCCAACGCTACTTGTGTCGTTGTTAATTTGACTTTTTTAGAAGCAGTGCTTCTGGTTGCAGGCGCTACTACCGTGCTGGGTTTGGCTTTAGGGGGATTGTCTTCCTTAGCTTTTACCGCCACTTCTTCCGCATCCTCAAATTGCTCTGGGAAGCGTTTCCGCATTGTTTTGTCCAACGTAGCGTAATATTGTTCAGATCCAATCACGACTCCTTGCCGTTTAAGCTTTTCATGTAAGCCTAAGGCTGATGCAGTCATCTCTTCGTCCTGTCCGAACCAAGGATTTTCTTCCTGCCAAGCCATAACGCGAGCGTCTGGTTTTGGCGGAGATTGGTACTGTTCCTCTCTTTTTACCTCAAATTTCTCTTCTTGTAAAGGTGGCATCTTAAAGTTTTTAACTTTGTCAAGCCTTAAAGCAGCGTCAGTCATAAGCTGTTGCGCTTCCATTACCTTTTCAGCGTCGCCAGAATCATAAGCTTCTTTGTACGCTTTTCGAGCAATTTCGAGTTGCATATCAGCAGAACTCTTCATGGCATCTACATATTCTTTCTCGCCATTTGAGAGCATACTTTTGATACGCTTGTTTTCGTCTAACAGACGTTGGGCAGCATTAATTGCCTCATGCCGTTCACGTTCTGCCGCTTCTTTAGCACGTCGCTCATCATTCCAGACTTTCTTCATTTTGATGAGTTTGACCTTAGCTTCTTCACTATAGTTGTCAAGTTCGTCTACTTCTAAACGTAGCTTTTCAACTTCTTCCGCAGGCATGGGTGGTCGTTTTTGACGAGCTTCTTTGGGTGTATCGTCTTCGATTTCAATCTCGAATTCAGCTTCGGGTTTACCCTTAGCTTCTTGGTTTACTGTTTCTTCTTCGGGTTTACCCTTAGCTTCAATTTCATCGGGAAACTCAAATTCAACTTTTTCAAAATCAGCCATTGTTCGGCTCCTTAGTAGTCAGAACGTTTAATGCCGCGTGGGTCAAGGACTGTAGCTTCTACTGTATCCTCGTTAATCATGCGGAACTCACGACCATGAATCAGCAAGCGGGTGCCTGCGTTAGGTCTTACGATTACGAAATCTCCTTTTTGGCACCAAGGCCCTGTTGGATATCGGTCTTTATCGGTGTAGCAATCTGGACCAAGCTCAACGACAAATAGTACTGTTGCCAGCATTTCTTCACGTTTTGCAATAGCGTCAGCTTTGATAAGCCCGCTTTCGTATTCTTTTTCTACTTCGGGTACTGCGCACAAGATACGGTAGCCTTGCGGTTTTGGTAGTTGTGTTGCTTTTTCTTCTGCTGCTCTATCTAGAACTTGTGCTAGATCTACTGCTTGGGATAAATCTAAGGCATCATTCATTGTCCGAATGCTCCATACGTTGTGTGAGGTCTGTGATTATTAAACATGCGGATTCAAGTCCTCGTAACTGCCCGCATATATACCTATATTCTTCAAAGTCTTTACAGTTCCCGTGCGCAAGCGCTTCTTGTAACATCTGCATCCGGTCTTTGTACTCACTTAAAAGAAACTCTAGATTTCTGTCCATCATTCTCCTTCAGAGGGTTTTGGTTTTTGTTTAGCCGATTGTCTGGCTAGTTCTAGCTGG